CTTTCAGCTTTGAGCGAAAAGGAATTAAAATATTTTCATTGCCAGCCATGCCGATATGTCTGGCAATCTTCTAATTATCTTACCCATGGCGATGATTTTGTCGCTACATGCCCTATTTGTGAAAAATCCAAAAATGTAAAAGAAGTCTCATGGCGAGTGGCTAATTTAGCATTGGGCTGGGATAAGGCGACCGGACCGGTGACTGAGGAGGGCAAGGCCCGCACAGCTCTTAATGGCTGGAAAAACGGGCGAACGGCTTCTAAATTTCATATTATGGCGCCGGCGAAGCCTGGCAAATATAGCATTTGCGTTGAATGCCAATATCTGGAAGAGTGCAAGGCTAATTTTAGATATTGCCCTGTCGATCTGGAGACTTTATCCCGATTTATTCAGGCGTACAAAGAGGGCGCTGTGAATGATTTGCGGGAACTGGCGGGACTTGCCCAGGCTAATCTACATAAGATTTTTAATGAAATGGTGCATCATATTCTCACCAAAGGCGTGGCCATCGAGAAAAAAATACCTATTTTCGACAAAAAAGGGGATATTCTGGTCGGTGACGATGGCAAACCAATGTTTAATATACAGTTTGAAAAGAATAATTTGGTTAAAGATTTACCGGCTTATGTACAAAGCATGGGTTTCTCTGCTATTGACCAGGATATGACGCCACGGACCCGGCAAGAGAGCGAAACACTGAAAGGCTATATCGATGATAAACAAACTGACCAGCAGAGTATTTTTGAATTAAAGAAAAAGACTCATGATGAATTAAAACGGATGCGGGAGGCTATGCAGAATTTGTCTCTTGGCAAAAAATTAAAAGAACATGAACAAGCAGCAGATTCGCCTGGCGACGCAGGCGGAGACGGAGATCCGGAAATATAGCGATGATCTTGTATCGTGGTTTAAACATATATGCAATATTGAATTGAGAGCGCCACAAATTCTGTGGATGGATGAAGTTCTTTCACATAATTTTTATTTGCTTATTGCTCCGCCGAGGTTTGGCAAAACATTTTTAATTGAATTGATTTGCCTTTTTGAAGCGGCTACAACGCCGTTTGAAGAGGGGCGAACATGGGCGCCAAAAGAAAGCCAGGCGATGGATTCGCTGCGATATCAACTCAATGCGATTAAGAATTCGGAGATTCTCTGGAATTATCTGAACTGGGAATCGGGGAAGCGGATGTTTTCTTCGACCCGATATGAATTTGTAAACCGTTCTAACTGGCATATACATGGCATTCAAGGGGAGTTTGAAGGGGTTAACTGCACGATTATTCGTGGCGAAGAGTTTGACGATCTCAATATCGAGCGGTTTGAAAACAGGGTAATTCCCAGGGGCGGAGCGAAAAACAGAAATGGCAAGCCAACCCGGATAAGATTGACCGGAACCATACAGGAAGCCAAAGGGAATATTTATACTTATGACATGAATGATACCTGTACCATTGGCACTAAATTCCCGGTCGAATTGGGCATTGCGTTAGGGTTTTACGATGAGCAGATTATTAATTTAGCAAAGGAGAATCTGACGGAGGAAGAGTACCGGCGCATTTATCAGCTCGAGTATACCAGTGGTCGGAATTTTATTTGGGAAGAAAAATTAGAAAATTGCCAATGGGCTGCAAAAGAGAAGCAATGGGAGGGAATTGAATTTACGCCGGGGGAGCGTTACAGACCGACCGGTCGGGTTTATTGCGGGTTTGATTGTGGCCACTCCGGGTCAAGTAGCACTGCATCGTTGTATTCGCTTCAAATTTTTGAAGTGATCGGGGACATGGCGCTCTGGCTATATGGCTGCAACTGGGACCCAACAACTGACCCGGTGACCTTAATCGCTGATATGGTGGACTTATGGTTTTATTTTGGGATTGAAGGCGGTTATGGCGATGCGTTAAAAGCTGATTTGATTGCGCAAATGAATGATGCTTTGTATAACGCCAGGTTGATAAGAACTGACCGGGTTAAATATCCTGAGAATGCTCCGAGTAACTGGCATCATTGGGATTTTGCTCCGCAGTGGAATACGGGACGGGCCAAATGGATTTGGGCAGGAATTTTGAAAAATAGGATCGAACGGAGGCGACTATTAATACCTCGTTTCGATGCCAAAGATGACAGACCGATTGCTAAGAATTGCCGTTTAATGTGTTCGAGGTTGTTGAATGTACGTGAAGAACCGACAGAGAATCACCAGTATTCAAAGATCGAGTATATTAATCCCAAATTGGGCGATGACGATTTCGACTCGACCTGTATGGCGATGGGTTGCATTAATGACCGATTCGGGGCTAATGTGGCTCTGGGATTGTTAGGGACATCGGGGAAGATTTCAAAGATGGGAGGGCTACGAGAGAAAGCGATTGCGGGCGAAATAAGAACAGATAACAGATCCGGATTTGACTGGAATTAACGGGGGCTGAATTTGCCGGAAAGTGAAATAAAATTATTAACGTATCAAGTTGAGCAATTAGTAAAAAAACATGATATTGTTTGCAATGATTTAAAAGAATTATTTGAAAAAATGGATAAACGCGTTGTTCAGATTGAAACAAGAGTCGCCTGGGTTTATGGTTTGTTGGCAGGCCTGGGGGTTGTTTCGGTTGCAACGTTAATTAAAATGTTTTTAGGAGGTTAATTGTGGACTGGAAAAGTTTTTTGAAGGTTTTTCTTGGCGCTCTATTGCCGATGCTTTATACTGTGCTTATTGCGAAGCATCCGGATTTTCCGATTTTTCTGGATGAGTTTGTATCGGTCGGTTTATGGATAGTTGGACTGATTGTCGGAGGCTGGGGATTGGCTGAGATGCGCATGAAATCGAAACTTAAAAAAGCGGGTTATGATTATGAAAAGCTGGTTAAATAGCAAAACTATCTGGCTGATGGTTTCCGAGGCGGCGGGCGTATGGACTTTGTATGCCAAAGAGGAATTATCGCTATTGGCGGCTATTATTCTTTCAGTTCAGGCAATTGCCGGTATTGCGAACCGTTTTTATACTAACACTCCGATAAGCAAAAAAGCGCATGGCGAATAACGATAAACGTAAATATTACCAAAACAGAAACCGGCAGATATTTCAGGCGAAGAAAAAGAAAAATCTATGGCAGGAGTTCGGACGGGCCGGCGATGATATTTTAAATAAATATGGTCTATCGGGCGAGAATCCCGATTCGCTGATTGCCAGCAAGGGCATGAGTCATCTCGATGATATCGAGCGGGATACGCATTTATCATCGTGCCTGGCAACCAGACGGGCGAAATTGATTCGCAAGGGGTTTCGCATTATTCCATATTCCGAGAAGCCGAGGCATACAGAATTAGCTGATTTTGTAAGCTGGAATCTGGACAATATGGCGGGATCGTTCCTGAAAGATTTGGAAGCGATGTTGACGGCGGTGGGCAGAGGTTTTTCGCTGACTGAGATCAATTATCAGTATGTCGAATGGCGAAACCGGCAGTTGATTGGTTTGGAAAGTTTGCGTTTTAAAGATCCGAAGTTATTCTCTTTCAAATTTGATGAGTTCGGGCATTATAAGATTAATCAGATCGATCCGGATCCGGGCGGGACTGAACTGCCAACCGAGAAATTTATTCATATCATCATGGGGCCGGATGACGAATCGCCATACGGCAAAGCTGCCAGCGCTGAATGCGCTTTTTGGGTATGGGTTAAAAAGAATGTGGCGAAGTTCTGGGCGATTTTTGCCGAGAAGTTCGGTATGCCACTGGCGCAGGTGACTATTCCACGCAATATCGAGCCGGGTAGCGATGAATATGATAAGATCGAGGATATTTTAGAGGGCATTCAAGAAGAAACTGGCATAAGAGTTCCCGAGGGTTTTGAGGTCAAGTTTTTAGAGGCGATGCGGAATGGCGAGGCTGGTTATGAACGGTTTATCGAGATTTGCAATAAAGAGATCAGTAAGCGGATTTTTGGCGCCACGCTGATCGCCGAGGAGGGAAAACGGGGACAGGGCTCTTATGCGTTAGGTCAGGAGCATTCGGAGATTTTTGAAGAGTATGTGACGTTCGATGCGGCGGTATTGGAAGCGGCGATCAATGAGCAACTTATAAAACGGCTGATTGATTACAACTGGGATACGACCGAATATCCACGTTTTGAGTTTATTGAATTTTCGCCAGGGATTTTTATTACGTTCAGTCAGTCGATACAGAATTTAGTCAATACCGGATTAAAGATCGGGGAGGACTGGGTTTATGACAAATTGCGCATTCCTAAACCGCGAGAAGGCGAAAAGACATTGGAAGTGGCTAAACCGCCGGTGCAATCGAACCAGGGTATTGATAACAAAATTAAGATGTCGAATGTTATCGAAGAGATGCGAGCGACTTTTGCTGAAGATGCGACGGCTAATGAAATATTCAAAAATGTTGATCGAATCTCAGAGCGATACCGGGATCTGATGGCGGGAGAGTTTGATAAATTGGCAGATATGATCAAAAAAAAAAGTTTGCCAATCGGGGCGAGTTTGTAAAGTTCATTGAAAAGAATCTGCCATCGCAAAGCCGGGGGATATGGGAGATGTTGGTTT